CTTCCGATCTCGGCCGCCACGGCAGGCGCGTCGGTTTTGGCCTATACCCGGTTTAACTTTCTCATTGACGCCGCATTTCCGGTATTAACGCTTTTGGGCGTGGGAGGTACCGGGATAGCCCAGCGCATGATCGCTGAATATCGCCTCAAACTCCAAATTCGGGGGCAATTTGGCACGTATGTCTCTCCGGACCTCGTAAAACAGCTTGAAAACGACCCCTCTTTACTGCGTTTGGGTGGCGAGACCAAAACAATGACCTTTTTGTTCTGCGATATTGTAGGATTCACGCCCATATCGGAAAAACTTCAGGAAGATCCGCAAAAATTAGTCGGGCTTATCAATAGGTTGCTTACTCAACTTACAGATTGCGTGTTGAGCCACGGTGGCACTGTGGATAAGTTCATGGGCGACTGCATTATGGCTTTTTGGGGTGCTCCGATGGAGTGTGAAGACCATGCCCAGCGGGCCATGCTGGCCTCGAAAGACATGCTCATGCTCTTGGACGATCTTAACAGTCAGTTAGACGCGGAAGACTTGCCGCATTTGAATGTGGGCGTAGGCATTAACACCGGCCCGTGCGTGGTAGGCAACATGGGGAGCGAGGCGCGGTTTGATTACTCTGTCCTCGGGGATGCCGTCAATACGGCAAGTAGGCTCGAAGGACAGACGCGTAACTATGACGATTGGATCTTAATCGGTGAAAACACTGCCGCCATTGAGCCCGATTGGGTGCAGTACGTTGATGCGATACGTGTCAAAGGTAAGAGTGAGCCCTTAAACGTGTACACGCTGAAGGACTATGGGTCTTAAAATTTCAGCCGTGCTAGGACTTGTCCTCATTTTGACCCTGGGGGCGTTCAAGCTTTACTACGACAAATGCGAAGCCGAAAAAGAAGCCTTGGCTACTCAATTACAGCAAGCCATGGACAACCAACTGCTGCTTGAAAACACGATCAAAGATCAAAACACGCAAATGGAAGCGCAACTGGCGCGGGAAAAGGAAATCCAGGGACGTATCCAGGAATTAAGCACGGCCAATGCGGAAGCGCAGGAAGAGATGACCGAGATACGCGGTAAATTCGCCAAGCATGACCTCAATATGCTGTCGATGGCGAAACCGAAGCTTTTGGAAAAAATGGTGAATCGTGGGACCACTCGGGTTTTTCAGGATTTACAAAACATCACCAATCCAAACCAATTTGATGAAAAAGCTACTACCGACACTCCTGATCCTTCTTAGCGGCTGCTCCTTTCTGGGGGGATCACGTTTTACACCGCCGGAAGTGCGGCCGGTGGAGGTGGTGACGATTGAGAAGCGTGCACCCATGTATCACCCGCCGTTACCAGGGAAAATAGTCGGCGTGCCGGTGGAATGGAAGATCCTGACGCCGGACACCATGGAAGAGTATCTAATTGATCTAAAAGCTGGGGAAGCGCCGGTTACGGCGTGGTACTCCTTGACCACCAAGGGCTATGAAAATTTGTCCACCAATATGGCTGAAATTAAGCGTTATCTGCGACAAGTCCTAAGTATCGTAGAATATTACCGTCGTCTGGATAAAGAAGAACAAGATGAGTGATCCATTTTATTACAACGCAACGCTAGTACGGGTAATAGACGGTGACACCATTGACGTGGACATCGACCTGGGTTTTTCGGTATGGCTCAAGAAGCAACGGATTCGTTTGGCAGGCATTGACACGCCGGAGTCACGAACTCGAAACAAGGAAGAGAAAGTGATGGGCCTAGCGGCAAAGGAACGGTTGAAGGAGCTTTGTGGTGAGAAGCTGGCCGTGCAGTCGTTGGGGCGCGGGAAGTACGGACGTATTTTAGGTATTCCACATACCGAGAAGGGTAAGGATATTTGTAAAATACTCATTAAGGAAGGCCATGCCCGAGAGTACTGGGGCGGCAAAAAAGAGTCTTGGACATAGGAGAAGATCATGGGACTAAGAACTTGGTTTAAGCGCACGTTCAAAAAGGTGGAAGAGGTTGAAGTTCGAACGCGTGATGACGATGGTCGTTTCATTGCAGACGATCCGACCACGAAAAAGGACGAGGCGTGGACGACGAAGGATGTGCCCATCGTAGAGGAGAAGGCCGCTCCAGCGGCCCCAAAAAGGGACATCAAAACGAAGTATGAAAGATAACTTTTCGTCCAGCTTTGAGCTGCTGCTCAAACACGAAGGTGGCTATGTTAATCATCCCGATGATCCGGGTGGTCGAACCAACCATGGGATCACGCAACGGGTTTATGAGAAATTTCTTGGTGAGGACGTGACTGAGGAAGAAATGAAAGATATGCCGTTAGAGGATGTCTTTTCTATCTATAAAGATGATTACTGGGATCGTGTTCGTGGGGATGAACTCCCTTCCGGCGTTGATCTTTGTGTTTTTGATTGGGCCGTCAACTCGGGCGTTAGCCAAGCGAGTAAGGCTCTGCAACGGGTACTCGGTGTGCTGGATGATGGAATTATTGGTTCGCGGACAGTGGCCGCTGCCTGTCGTCAGGAAAATCAGGCTGTCGTCGTCGAGGCTATTTCGCAAAAACGGGAAGATTTTTATCGGAGTTTAGGAACATTTGATACCTTCGGACGCGGCTGGCTACGCCGTAATGACGAAACGCTGGAGAAAGCATTGCAGATGCTTGAGGAGGAAGTATAAGAACTGGTAAGAGTTTATTCGAGAAGGTAGGATACGCGCCCATATGGACGAATACGATGTTGTTCAGTTTGTACAAAGAATTATTCGAGAACGGCGCACCCAGGTTCTTGAAGTTTTGGAAAACAAAGGCGTAAAAAACATGGAACAATATCAGCACCTTATGGGCGAACTGGATGCGATAAACCACCTTAGCCAAGAACTTTCCGATATGTTGGAAAGACAGGAGCGTTTGGATGTCTGAGGATCTTGATACCCTCGAAGAATGTTATGTAGAGGAAGAAGAACGCGTCTTAGATCCGAGCTTAATTAGTACCTCATTAATAGATCGTTTGCCGCAGCCAACAGGCTGGAGAATTCTTATCCTTCCGTATCGTCCACCACCTATCACTAAGGCTGGAATTTTTATTCCAGACAAGGCGATTGACGATACTCAAATTCAAACTGTCGTGGGCTATGTACTAAAAGTTGGCCCACAGGCGTATAAAGATCCTAAGCGGTTCCCCGAGGGACCATGGTGCAAGGAGAAACAGTGGGTTGTTTTCGCTCGTTATTCCGGTTCTCGGTTAAAACTGAACGAAGAAGACAACGCTGCCTTTGGAAACGAGGTGCGTATTCTAAATGACGATGAGATTTTAGGTACGATTCTTGATCCAAATGACATTATTCATATCTAACGGGATTCAAAATGGCTGAAACAAACCAACCCGCACACGAAGCCGACGACGATCAGGTTCCTTTCGAATCTGTTGAATCGGCACAAGAAGTAGAGATCGTAGACGACGGGACTACGGTGACGGCGACGGTGACGGATGAACACGATGAATATAGTGACAAGGTTCAACGACGTATCAACCAACTCACTAAACGTATCAAAGACACAGAACGTGAGCGCGATGAGGCTACGCGTTACGCTCAAGCGGTCCAGCAGGAGTCGACTCAGATCAAAGGTCGCTTGCAGACCCTAGATGAAAGCTATTTAAGCGAATACGGCGGTCGTATTTCAGCGGAACAAAAGCAAGCGCAGGAGGAACTCAAGCGCGCCACGGATGTAGGTGATACGACATCTATGGTGGCCGCGCAGCAAAAGATGTCCCAATTAGCTGTGGCCGCTGATCGTTATCATCAGGCCAAAGCCACTCAAGAAAAACAAGTTGCGGCGGCTCCTGCGCCGCAGGCGGTTCCAACTCCGCAGGCGGCTCCTCCGCAGGCGGCTCCGGCGGCTGCGCCAGAAGCCCCTGATCCTAAAGCGGAAGCGTGGGCAGAACGTAATTCGTGGTTTGGTGCAGACGATGAAGAGGAGCGAACATTCGCTGCTTTTGGAATACACAAACGTTTGGTTGATAAGGAGGGATTTGACCCGCAATCAGATGGTTACTATGATGAGCTAGATAAACGGATGCGTACTGCGTTTCCGCATATGTTCGGAGAGAACAGAACGACTACAAGCAGCCGACCCGCTCAGACGGTTGCTGGAGTAAGTCGAAGTTCAGGAACTGGGCGTAAAAAGGTTCGACTCACCCCGAGCCAAGTGACAATCGCTAAAAAACTGGGTGTGCCGCTCGAAGAATATGCAAAATACGTGAAGGACTAGTTACATGACAGATAAAGACTCTTTGACTGAAGAGGCGGAAGCTGACAGTGGACGAACGCTTCGCGCAAACACTACCAGGGAAGCGACCCAATCTCGCCGCCCTTGGCAACCTCCATCAAAATTAGATGCACCTCCCGCGCCGGATGGCTATAAGCATCGCTGGATTCGTTGCGAAACTCGTGGGTTTGACGACGCACAAAATGTTTCGGCACGTTTACGCGAAGGTTATGAGCTTGTCCGCAAAGATGAATATCCGGATTTTGAATCTCCGGTTATGGAATCTGGTAAATACGAAGGTGTTTTCGGTGTTGGGGGCCTCCTTCTCGCACGCATATCGGATGAAATTGTTGCTGAACGAACCGCATACTTCGAAAGTAGAAATGCGGATCAAATAGAAGCAGTGGATCACGACATGTTGCGGGAAAATGCACATTCCACCATGGTGATCGGGAAACCCGAGCGCCAATCACGTGTAACTTTTGGTAGTCGGCAAAAAAGTGGATCGTAAAGAAACGCTTTTTATAGATTACTAGGGAGAATTCCATGGCAAATCAGGAAACTGCTTACGGTCTTCGTCCCATTGGATTGGTTGGTAGTGCAGCAAATTCTACGGGTGTTACTCAGTATGAAATTGCTTCTGACAACACAAACGTTATTTACCACGGCGAACTCGTCGTTCCACTTGCAGCAGGGGTCATTGACCAAGCTGGTGACACAGCAGGTGGTACGACGGCGGGTCTTGGTATTTTAATTGGTGTGGAGTACGTTGATTCTGTACTCAACAAAACCATCTTCAAGAATTTTTGGCCCGGTTCAGGCAGTGCTAGCATTGACTCGAACTTTCCGGTTAAAGCTCTTGTAGCGGACAATCCAATGCAACTTTTCCAAGTTGCGACAGATGCCAGCATTACAAGTAGAGCCACGGCTGTAACGGCCATCTTTGCTAATGCTACTCTGGGGACTTCGGCCCGTTCAGGTTCTACAAAGACGGGACAATCGTCTTCGGCGTTGAGCGTGTCTTCAATTGCCACCACAGCGACACTGGGTCTTAAAGTCGTAGGTATCGTCGATGACGATGCCAACTCTGACTTTACGGCCGCCGGTATTCCGCTTGTGGTGAGAATTAATGCACACTACAACTCACCGAATGCGCGTTTCGATTCACAAACGACTGCCACGACAACTGGCATCTAGGTAAGGGGATAAATCAATGCCTATTACTCGCGCACAACTCGCGAAAGAGCTTGAACCCGGCCTCAATGCCTTGTTTGGGCTCGAATATGATCGTTACGACCGAGAATTCGAAGAAATCTTCGAAAGTGAATCTTCAGACCGAGCGTTTGAAGAAGAAGTAATGCTGTCAGGCTTCGGTACCGCACCGGTTAAGTCTGAAGGTAGTGCGATTTCATTTGATGACGCGCAGGAGACCTATACTGCTCGTTATACGATGGAAACCATCGCGCTGGCTTTTAGCATTACGGAAGAAGCTATTGAAGATAATCTGTATGACCGGCTGGCTTCACGCTATACGCGTGCGCTGGCACGTTCCATGTCACAAACCAAGCAGATTCGGGGTGCAACCATCCTGAACAATGCGTTTTCCACCAGCTATCCAATAGGTGATGGTGCGGCGCTTTGTTCATCGGCTCATCCCTCTCTGAGTGGTAATCAGCGCAATCAGCTTTCTACTGCCGCAGATCTCAATGAGACTGCGTTAGAACAGATGCTAATTGACATCGCTGGTTTGACGGACGAACGTGGTCTGAAAATTGCGGTTCGTGGTATGAAATTGCTCATACCGAAAGAACTGCAATTTATTGCAGAGCGTGTTCTCAACTCCAATCTCCGTCCTGGCACTGCTGACAATGACACGAACGCAGTGAAATCGATGGGTATGGTTCCCGATGGAGCGGTGGTCAACCACTTCTTCACGGATACCGATGCCTATTTCATCAAGACGGATGCACCTAATGGCTTAAAGCTTTTCAATAGAACGCCTATTAAAACGGCGATGGAAGGCGATTTCGACACGGGCAATATGCGGTTTAAAGCTCGTGAACGATACAGCTTCGGTGTATCAGATTGGCGTAGTTTATTTGGTACTGCGGGGGCTGCATAAGCCACCGGAGCTTCCATTGAAGCGTCATAATGGGAAGGGCGGCCATTGCCGCCCTTTTCTTTTTCCGTTATATTTTTACTTCTGGGAAAAATAGCCCTAGCGACTGACCCAGCAGACGCTTACGAAGACTCTAGGGCCAACCCTTTCGTAAGGAGGTAATAAAGTGGCTCAGACTACTTTTGCAGGTCCAGTTCGATCTCTTGGCGGTTTTATCAGTTCAGGCTCGACGAGTTTCGTTAGCTTGACGGCTGATACCACTATTACAGCGGCTGCCCATTCGGGCAAGGTGTTGCTCTGTAATGATGCGGATGGCGTATTCACGCTGCCTAGCATTGTGACAACAACTCCCGGTGATCCCACAGATCCCGGCCAACTCAATAACTTAGGAATGTCCTTTACCTTCATTGTCGTTACGGCGGCAACGGATATGGACATTAAGACTGACGGTACCGATAAATTTCTTGGCATGGTGTATACCGGCATTACGACGGCAGCCACAGGCAAGATATGGGTTTCAGATGTTTCTTCTAACGATGTCATTACGCAAAACGGTTCTACCAAAGGCGGTGTCGCCGGTAGCGTTGTTCGTGTAACGGCAATTGCCAGTGCGAAATATCTTGTTGAAGGGACGTTGCTTGGTTCCGGAA